CAGCGGCGACACGATCAACTAGCACAAGTGTATTTCCTGTAGCATTGACTTGTGTTATTAAATTTGCTATAGTTTTTAATCTGTCTGGTTCTTCTAATAAAAACTTTAATTCACTTTGATAATTTGTAAATTCTGCATGATCTATTAGCTGTACAATATTTACATGACATTGTGCTAGTACTCCCCGGTCTTGTAATTCGCTGGCTGATAATTGATTAATAACTGGTCCTAAACTTATTTTTAATGCTTGAAATTCAAATGCTTCTTTTGGCACAGTTCCCGTCAATCCCCAACGTATAGGTATTTTTGCCATTACTCCGGTCAGCAATGTTTTCAACGCATCGGCCTTAGCCATATGTACTTCATCTACCATCACACATACAACACCTTCTAAAAAATCTTGTATAGTAGTTTCGGCAGAATAATTTTTAGTATTTTTTAATAAAATATTTAAACTTTGCCATGTGCAGATAGTATGAGTTTTGCCAAGTTCTTTTCTGTCGCCAAAATAAACACCGACATCTAATCCCAGCCCTCTGTAATCTTTTTCTGTTTGTGTCACTAAAGATTTATTTGGAACTATTACGATTGTACGGCCGTGTACTTCGCATCGTTGACTTAATGCGGCAGTCATAATAGTTTTGCCAGCACCTGTTGCTATTTCTTGTATTGACTGTGGATTGGCTAAAAAATTATTAATAATTTCAACTTGATAATCGCGTAACATAATTGGTTGGCCCGACATCGGATGTCCTGTGCCCCAATTGATATGACTAAAAGTTGATTCATTCACACTTGAGAATTCGTATCTAGTCGGATAGTCTCGCTGGTCATCCAATTCAATATCATAATTAAATTTATCTAATATAGGGACAATTTCAGGTAATAAGTTTACATAAGTACTACCACCTAATTGAAAGTAAGATACTTTGCCATCCCATCTGCCTAATCGAACTGCTGGCAAATATCTTGCGCCTGGCACATCGTATTTAAAAGCATTAGTCAAACTACGTCGAGCATCTAACTCGAGCCCCTCAATTTTAATATTAACTTCGTCACGGATTATAATTAATGCTTTTTTCATATAATATATTGTAGCATATTTACTGTTAGTAAGTCAAAAAAATAGGTACCTTTTTATGGGTACCTATTATAAATGAAACGCTATTACACGTTTCAGGAGCTACTGAATACTTAGTTAACTATCGTTAACTATCAAGAATTTTTCATACAAGTTGAAATCGCCAATGTTTTCCAATTATTAGCACTTACTTTTGTAAGATCGGCAAGTTTAAGAGCCATACGCAAACTAATTTCGCGCAATTTATCTTGATTATCTTTCATAAATTCAATGATTTCTTCGCCGACTTTTGGATCAAACTCGTAATCATTAAATAATTGACCTTGCCGGAAAATTTGTTTGATACGTAATAATTTATCACGCATTGTGTCTAATGTAAGATCCAAAAAGTGACAACGTGATTGTAATGCCTCTAAGTGATCTTGCATTTTCTTAGATTTCAAATTTTCAAATTTAAGATTGGTAATAAAAATTGCCGCACCCTTAAAGTCAAAGCTATCTGGTACTCCCTCACGTCGTAGCATAGCACTATCGGAATTCCAATAAATTTTACGTTTCTTGCCTGAATCTAGAGCAGCCTTAAGAATATTTAATGCCAAATCATCTTGAAACACAGAGTCACAGTCATCAAACACTAAAACGTTTTGTGGATCGCTCATACGATATAGGGTACAGTACAAGCCAATTGGTGTCATCGCACCTTTAATAATTTCATATTTAATACGACGTCCGGCAATTTTGTCAAACATACCTGATTTTTCAAGTTCATGTTCAACCCCAAAACTTTTGCCTACTCCCGGAGGACCAACAACAATCATAGCACGAACATCACCTGAAATAGTAGCACGAGTCATTTGTTGTAAAATATCGAATCGTTTTTCGATACGATCCATAATCTCATCATCAGTTTCTTGAACTACTGTTTCAGTTTTCACTTTTTTTGCCCCTGTAGATTGTTGATTAGTAATTTCGACATCTTCGATACTGTTTACTTTAACTCGTACAATATCAAACTCTTCGCCAAAAAATCCGTCTGATTTGACAGTTATAAAATTTCCTTTAGCACCTGTTTGAAAATCTTTAACAAGTGTAAATGCAACATTGTTTACTAGCTGATTGCGATAAACACCATTTTTAATTAAAACTGTAGTCATTTATTAGCTCCTGTTTTGTTACGTTATGTTTCTATTATATTATCAAAAGAATTATTTGTCAACTTCATTTTTGTATGAATTACAAAAATTTGAACTTGTTAATTTCATCTTTTAATTTCTTATTATTTTCAAATTATAGCAAAATTAGGAAATAAAGTCAACCAAAATACTTATTTTAAATGAAATAAGCCCTAAAAAGGGCTTATTTTTCAATAAGTTAGTATATACTAACTTATAAAATTAGCACTTTTGTTTAACCAGGGTAAAATTAGATCTTTTTGTTGTACAAAACCAACAGAATTGACAGATTTTGCGGCACTATCGGGCAATAATCCGGCTTCTGCTAAGTCATACCATTTTGTCGTTTTTGGATCGCGTGGTTCTTGATCGCTTTTATATACAATAGCATGAATCCAATTATCGGTTGGGTCTTTTTTAAAAAATCCGGCACGACAATCCCAACCTGTCAATGCTAACATATGAATAAGATTCACCATAGTATAATGATAAAAGCAACCATCTTGTTGGTAAAAATCTAAATTTCTAAGATGTATATTTGTAGTTTGTGGCACAATAATCGCCAGCATGGCTCCGTTCGAAGAAATTTTTCGCCAGTTTGATAAAGTTTGAATTGGATTAATTGCGTATTGAAATGCATCATGACACCACAATATATCAAATTTTTCTTCTAAAGGATATATAACATCTTCAAAATCAGTTTTTTGATATGTCATGTTTGAATATTGTCTGGCAACTGGCAAATCATTTAATATGTCAATGCCTTGACATTTAATGTTAAGAGGCATTGCCCTCTCATCACGTGTCGTACGTGTGGCCCACCAGGTAATATCTTTACCTAATCCGCAGCCTAAGTCTGCTACAGTTTTAATAGATAACATAAAGTCATCGTACTCGTAGAGCAAATTAAGTGTCTCTAAACTGTGTTGATGTGATTCGTCAGCGTTTCTAAACATATTATAATTGTATATCTTCCATACCGGCAGTACGCAATCTTACGATATGCCCCATTTGCCACTGTTTAGTATCAAGCCCTTTCATGATACCTAACCATCTATTTCTTAGTAAAGCCACTTCATTAATTAATGTTTCAAAATCAATTACATCATCTTCACCATCTACATATTTTTCGGCATCTCGACTTGTTAAAGCTCGTGCATATCCTTCTAAATATTTTTGGAAGTATTTTCTTCTAATTTTTTTTAACTGAATATTAAGAAAATTAAGTACCGCTTCTACTTCTTGTAATTGATTAAACCGATGCTCAGTAATGCCAGGTAAAGCAGTGATATTTTTTTCTATCAACCCGCCTACCCGACATTCTTTTTTAGCTTCTTCAAGTTCGCGTTCGTAGTACGCAATAAAATCAGGCAGAGCATCTAAACTGGCTGTAACTTTACTATACCACATCAATAGTCTTCGTCTTCTTCATCTTCATAATTATCTTCGTCTTCGTCTTCTTCATCAAGATGATCTTTAAGATAACTTGCAAGTGCTCGTTTAACTTCTGAATCTGATTTAAAATTTGTTTTGATATCATCGGCGTCGATGTCATTGTCAATTAAAACTGAAACAAGTGTTTCTGCCGCTTCATTTCTATCAACAACATTGATATAACGTTTCAATTCATTCCATATTTCGTAAGATAAATCTACTGACATGTGCTTATTCCTCCTGTGCTGTGTCTTCAGTACTTACCGTTTCTTTTTGATTTGCAAAATCTTTCATTACTTTATCCAAGCATCCGTCTTCGTTATTTTCCCAACCTTTGCGAAATTGTTTAATAATTTCTCCGTCACTAGTAATAAACATTAATCGATTTCCATCTTTTTTCAGCAATCCTTTTTTCTCAGCCAAGTCAGTTAATCCGCTATAAGGATTCATTCCTGTTTCATAAGGAATCTTAACTTGAACTCCTTCGAATGGTTTGGCATAACGAGTTTTCATTACCTTACAAGCTGAACGAATGCCCATTACGTCACTAATTTTATTGCCATCTTCGTCTTCTTTAAGTTTAAGTTTCTTCATAGCAACAACAATACTCGAAGCATAGATAAATCCTTGTCCACCACTGATTTTATCATCAGGGTCAAACATGTCTTGTGAAGCGTATGTGTGATTAGTACAAACTAATCCTACGTTGTAACTACCAAACATATTGACACAATTACGAACTAATGCTGTCAGTGCTTTAGGTTTGCGTCCTAGATCACCTTTCATTTCCCCGGCATCGAATTGATTCACATCTGTTGGAGTCAATAACATACCTAAACTATCAATTACAAACATAACTTTAGGACGTTCGCCTTCTGCTAGTGCTTTGTAGTCACTCATAAATGTACTAATAGTTT